GTATCCACAACTTTTTTTAAAAAACTATTGACAGCCTGTTGCAAATCTGAAACAGTCTTAACTATCGCAATTCAGCGACAATATAAAAATCCAAAAAAACTATGAAAGACAAATTATTAAATCGCATTAGTGATCTCTGCAACTGGGAGATAAACATGGCAGACCTAGAGGGTCGTGGTACAGAGGAAGCCAAGTGGCGTTCTCATGTTGCCCAGAGGGTTTTAGCCATGATCAACTTGGACAAGGAGTTCAATCCGTACTACACAATTAAGTACTACTTCAAGGATGATCCAGAATCCATCAATGAAGCTACAGTGTGCGTGGGCATAGACGAGGATGATGATGACGATGATGGGATCTTCTTCTACTATGATCACATCCATCACCTCCATGGGGCGTTTGCAATGGGAAAAGAAACACCAGAGGAGTTCGTTGTCCTAAACTACTGGAGCGTAGACGAGGAGGACTTTGACAGGGATATGAAAGACGAATGGGTCACTGTCCTTAACAGAGATGTGGTTAACGAGACAGCAGAGAGCAAACATCTACTGGGTCGCAAGATCACTGATGCAGAATGGAGATCAATCTCCAATCAAGTTCACGCCAGCGATGCTGGCTCTGTGGAGGCTTGGGCTATCGCAATTGAATTTCTTAAAAAAGTAACCGATAAATAAAAATATGAAAAATAAAAAATATTCAATGGGCAAGACCATGAAGTTCGTTCGTGACCACTTCCTACAGTGGGAGCTAATCGGACACCATACGGATCACGATGCGTACTTGGAGTTCCATAACTACAGGACAGCAACTCACTTCTGCAAATATCCATATGCGGACGAGGGTTCTCTCATTGAGGGCATTCACTTCATCATGGATATGCATTACCGCAAGGAGGCTGAAGAGAAAGCTCATGCTGATGTTTAACGAGAGCCATGCTTCCAAGTACGGACTCAAGGAGGCTATTGTGCTACACAAGGTTATCTTCTACATCCTTCTGAATAAGAGGGATGGAAGAAACCTGCACAATGGTAAGCACTGGACTTTCAACTCCAGAGAGGGTTGGAGGTCTGTGTTTACCTGCTTCTCTGATATGCAGATATGGAGGTCATTGAAAAATTTAGAGAAGTCAGAGGCAATCCTCAGTGACTCCTTTAACCGCAGGGCGTACGACAAGACTCGTTGGTATACCCTTTCCGATCAGTTGATGCAAGAGGTGCAGAGGGATAAGTATTGGGCAAAAGCCATTTGCAATTCTGCAAAGAGCTATAACAAAAATGCAATAACCAATAACAAAACTGCAACACCTATACCATTAAAGAATAATATTATAGAAGAAGTAAAACCCTACTAATTATGGCTACAAAAGCAAACCAGATAGAGAGACTACAAACTAGGATTGAAATGATTCGTACTGAATCAAGAATCCTTTCGCATCGTATTGAGAGGTACGAAGAGCAACGCAAGGATCTCCAGCAGGAGAAGAAACTAATCAAATCCCAAATAGCTGAATTATCAATATGAGCCATTTTTATAACTGCGACAAAGAACCATTCCTAACGGAAGCCAATACTCCTACACAAGCTAAGAAGATTGGTGCATACCCATCAGTGACAACTGTCATGGGTATTATCAAAGATCCATTCCTTGACGGAGTGTGGTCGCCAAACAAATATATTGAGCTAGCTAGGGAGTTCCCAGATGCAACCCTAGAGGAGATCAATACCCGCAAGTTTGGTATGCGTACATCTCCCATTGATGGGAAGGAGATAACATCCTCTGAATTTGGAACGACAGTTCACGGAAGACTTGAGGATCATACGAATTCCATCCTAGCTGATGAAGAGCCTACTATGGACAGCGAATGGGACGCTTGGGCTGAACCATTCCTAATGCACATTAGGGACTCTGGAATTGAGCCAGTTGCCAGTGAGTTCATTGCGTGGGATGACGAGCTAAAGGTAGCTGGTTCTGTGGACTTCATCGGCAAGCAACCAGATGGGAAGTATTACATGGCGGACTACAAGTGCCGTGACTGCAAGGGTCGTGGCGGGAAGTTCTACGAAAAGAAGGACTGTACTCAGCTAGCTATTGAGAGCTGGATGCTAGCTAGGATGTGGGAGCTAGAATACCTGCCAACCATCGTAAGTGTTTGCATTGACATAGGAACCAAGAAACACTTCCATAAGGAATGGACATGGAAGCAAATGCAGAAGGGCATAGAGCGTTTCAAGCTGACTGCCGAGCTTTACTGGATGGATTTCATGAACCCCTAAATAATAAACCAATAAAAAATATGCCATATACAAAAGCAGAATATAGACTCCTTGAGGTCGCTATCTATGATCTCAAGACTAAGAATAAAGAGCTACAAAAAGCTCTGGATGCGGTGATAGAGGACAGGGATTCTTATCACGAGGAGAACAATAAACTCCGCAAGGAGCTAGACGAAGCCACTCGCTTGAATCAAGCAATCTCAATGCTAGCTAGCTTACCAAGGGCTGATGAAATGGATACACTTGTCAAGGATGGCAAGCGTCTGGACTGGATATTCCGTAATTGCTGTGTGGAGTTTGATGGATTCCACAAGGATTCTTTCTCAAGCAGGAAGGAAGTGGATGAAGCGATGCAAGCTGAGGAGGAGTAAGTGAAGGCGTATCAAATAAAATACCACCATAACGGCAGTGATGTAACCTATGTATTGTGGAAGATAGCTAAGAGCAAACAAGAGGCATTCAAGTTTGCATTTGGAAAATCAATGCCAAGGAACGAAAACAGGATAGTAACCAAGAGGGGACTTCCTATAGTTGTAACAGAAGTAAATGACCATGAAGTATCTGAAATATTCCCAATTACCCCAGTACCGAAAGGAGAACCTTCCAAAGAAGTGTCCAATACTGGAGACGACTGGATGCTCTAAACCCTGCGTGGATCACAACCACACAACTGGCATGGTGCGTGGAGTAATATCAATGGAGGCAAATACTTTCTTGGGGCGTGTTGAAAATAGCTTCAAGAGGTTTGGGACAAGTGCGGATATTAGTCTATCAAAGATACTTAGAAACATGGCTGACTACTTGGATCAAGGGGATACTAATTACCTTCATCCAGTTGGATTGAGGCAGTTGGCATCTAGATTCAAACGATTAAGTGTTGATGAACAGGAACTTACATTAAAAGAATTAAAAGCGAAAAAAAGTGAAATAAATGCTTGCACTAACTCAAAACAGAGGACAGTGTTGTATCGTAAACTTATTACTAATTATGGAAAATAAAAACATACTACAAGAAATCCAATCGGAGTTGAAGGCTCCGAAGGGACAACGCAATAACTTTGGCAACTACAACTATCGCAGTGCTGAAGATATTCTAGAATCCGTCAAGCCACTACTCAAGAAGCACAACTGTGCATTGGTCATCAATGATGAAGTGCTTGAAATTGGTGGTCGCATTTATGTAAAGGCTACAGCTATGCTAGCTTTTGAAAACCAGCCATTCGCAAGTGCCTCTGCGTTTGCTCGTGAAGCAGAAGTCAAAAAGGGCATGGACGAAGCCCAGATCACTGGATCAGCTTCATCATATGCTCGCAAGTATGCACTAAACGGATTACTGGCTATTGACGACACGAAGGATGCTGACTTCACAAATCGTCATGGCAAAGATTCTCCAGCTACCAAGAAGGTAGCTAAAACTAATAACGAACTAATATAGGAGACTATAAATATGGAAAAATATGATAATACCAATAAGGGTGCGATGTTTAAGAATGATCGCAAGAAATCCGAAACGCATCCAGACTTGGGTGGGACAATCAATGTAGACGGCAAGGACTACTACATCAACGCTTGGAAAAAAGAATCCAAGAAGGGTGTACCTTTCTACTCTCTCTCCGTTAAGGAGAAGGTTGAGAAGGAGGCGGTAGCTGAAGAAGAGGCTTTCTAGTTAGTGTCAGTGTTAATGTTAGTGTTCATATATGTCTAGGGTTGTAGGGGCTGGGTTTGATGTTGCCCAGCCCCTACTTTTTATATAAAAAACAAAGGAAAAAAATGGTTACTTCAGAAGACAGAGAAGATAGAGAATTTGTAAGAAGTTTGATTTATAATGATTCAGCACTCCCATCAAGTGGGAAGATGTCAAAGTTTGACACTGGTGCTGTTCGTGATGCGATGGACGGCAAGGGTATTCCGTCATTGATTCCAACCTGTGCATTAAAATCCCTAGCTAAACGCTTTGAGGATGGTGCTATTAAGTACGGACGAGGTAACTGGCAGAAGGGCATTCCTCTTTCTCGTTACTATGATTCCACACACAGACACCTTTGGGCTTTGCTTGACGGACAAACTGACGAGGATCACTTTGGTGCTGTCCTCTGGAATATAGCTTGCTGGCAAAAAACAAAAGAAATGATTGACAGCGACCTGCTTCCAAAGCATCTTGACGACTTACCTAAATAATAAAACCCATAACCCAATAAAAAAATGACAGATTATATTGAAGAATATGTAGAGGCTCGTAAGAAGAACTTTGAATCCACTGAGCATAAAAAAGCTCAAGAAGCATTCTGGGAAAACGCTCCCAAGGATATTGAGTGGGGCAAGAAGAACGGACTGATCAAAGAGATGTGCTTGCAGGATTATCTGGAAGCATCCTACCAAACAAAGAATGACATAACGCAGGAAGAGAGGGATGTCATCGGTAGGGCTGACTTCATACCCGCTAAGATACTGGCTATGTACTACGGAATAGCTCCTCGTACTGTAACGAATATACAGTTGGAGTATCGCAATAAGCGTGTGGAAGATGAACGCATCTCCCAACTGGAATCCGTACACACAACCCAGTAATATTATGAGAATCCCTTCCGCTCCAGAGGCAGAGGATGCTGTCCTCGCTAGCTGTACCTACTCTGGAAACATTGGTACATTTGACGAAATATCCACAATCATAACTGCGGATGATTTCTACGACTCAAGGAATGCTCGCATCTTTCAGTCATTGTGTAATCTATCTAACTCTGGCAATGAGATCAATGAGATCACGATAGCTGACGATCTTCGTAAGACGAATGATTTGGATACGATTGGTGGCATGAACCGACTCTTTGGTATCATGGACTCCCCTAGTACTCATTCAACTGGAGTTACTTCAGCTAGGATAGTAAAGGACAACAGCAGGGCTAGGCAGTTACAGCGTATGTACAAGCTCAAGCTGGAGGACATCAATGAGGGTGCTGAACTCGCTGATATCACAGCCAGCACTGAAGCTGAACTCAGAAAGATCATGGCTGACAGTGGTGAATCTAATACTCTTGAGGATGCCTCCAAGGAACTCAAGGAAAGGCTTCACAGTATGCTTGATGGCACTTATGTAGCCAAGAAGATACCCACTGGCATTGACCACTTGGATGAGAAGCTGGACGAGGGTGGCATAGGGCAGGGCGAAGTGTGTGTGATCGCTGCACCAACGAGTTGCGGTAAATCGCAGTTGGCTCTGAACTTTGTTCTTCGTGCTAGTATCGTGGACAATGTGCCAAGCATGATCTTCAGCTTTGAGATGCCAGCTAACCAGCTAGCTAAACGAATGACGCAGACTGCCTCCGCAGTGAACCTAAAGAGCTACGCTAATGGTACGGCAACTCCTCATCAAAGGGACTTAGTTGACAAAGCCATTGATAAGGTTGCCCAAGCACCAATCTACACTGAGCATACTGTTCGTGGGATTGATGACCTGCGTTCCAAGGCTCGCATGATCAAGCGTAAGCATGATGTAAAGGTGATTGTTATAGACTACCTGCAACTCATTCCATTCAACCCAAAGCTCAGTAAGCACGAGGGTATATCTCAAGCATCTCATGGCATCAAGCAGATGGCTATGGAACTGGATGTAGCGGTGATACTCCTAGCACAGATCAACAGAACTGGTGCTATGCGTGACTCTGGACTCGTACTGTACGATCTAAAGGATTCTGGTGACATTGAGAATGATGCGGACATCGCACTCCTAATGTGGCCGAATGGAGGTAGTATTGATCACTGCCGTAGGACTGGTCAGAATGGCGTGACCTATCTAGAGATGGACTACAATGTAGCAAAGAATCGTGAGGGCGAGCGTGACCTAATGGGACGCTTCAAGTTTCTCAACCACATAGGGAGGTTCCAATGATGCAAGCAATACTTGGATTACTTCTCTATTTACTGCTGATGTTGACATCAGTTGCTATCATATCTTTAATCATGGATCTAATAACAAGAAAAATAAAATGACACAAAAATCATTTCCTTTGAGAAAGATGCCCAACTGTAGCTCCGTGAAGGAGTACGAGGAGGCATGGAAAGAACTGGCTTGGGATTACCAGCTAGCTCAGATGGAGAACGAAATACTTCGTGAAGACATCAAACAGCTACACCAAGCAATCTCAGCCCTAAACAAAGAACCCACAAACTCACTATAAATATATGTCTAATAAAAAAACAACTCCAGTGTTCGCACCAGATACGGAATCCGTATTGGTTCGTGGACTCAACGCTATGACTAAATCCTGCGATGTTCTCAGTAAGCAGAACGAGCAACTCAATAAGGATATTGAGGGGCTAAAGAACAAGATAGCTAGACTCCAAGAGCGTGTCCTTGTTAATGAGGATGAGAAGGAATAACTTGACAAACACCATTTAGTAAAACACTATATGGTATAATTTTAACCATGCCTAGGAACTACAGAAAAGAATACGACAACTATCAGAGCAAACCAGAGCAAAGAAAACGCAATGATGCACGAAAGAAATCAAGACGCAAGATGGTCAAAGCCGTTGGAAAGTCTAAACTTCGTGGCAAGGATGTTGATCACAAGGATCGCAATCCGCACAATGGCTCTCGTAAAAACCTTCGTATTCAAAGTAAGTCAAAGAATCGTTCCAGAAACAGCAGATAATTTGTCGGTAATGCGGTTGAGTAATCTCCGCAGGGTGAGTTTTTTCTTGTCGTCTATTTCTCTCCTTATTAAGCCCGACTACCCCAGCCCTTCCATTGTAAGAAATTACAGTGGAGGGGCATAATTTTTTATGGATTGGACACAGAGCGAAGTATGGAAAAAGGGTGAAGCCGTTGAAGGCGGTCGCTTTCTTCGTGTGTTCAGTGTCATTGACCCAACCCCAAGGGAGGCTACAAAAGCCGATCAATTCAAGCACATAGACTGGCACACAAACATTGGAACTATTGATGTGAAAGCCATGAAGAAGGTCACTAGGAGTGGCAAGCTACAGGAGGAGTTTATGTGGGTGGAGTTTAGAAACACTGTAGGCATGGATGGCTGGTTGTTTGGGGATCAAGACTGGGTTGCCTTTGAGATGAGCGATGGGTTCACACTTGTCAGAACCAAGCAACTACTCAAGCTAGCTAATGAGCTATGCGATACAGAGACATTCGTTGATTCCCCTAGGGACGCACTGTACAAGGTGTACAGCCGTAAGACGCAGGATGATGTAATCTCAATGATTAGGTTCAGTGATATTCAAGCTATCCCGCACATCCATATACATGACCCAATGGTCAAGGATGAGCCTAGTTGTTTTCTCTGAGTCTAGACAGTTTCTCCTCTACCTCTACGCCCCTGCCGTCTCGCCAGTAGTATAGCTTACCTACGAGTGGCATATACTTCATTGATCTGGCATCAGCTAGCTTCTCAGCGTTCACTATGTCCTTACCGATGTCATTGAGTATGCCTACCTGCGGTGGAGCAATTGTCATTAGCATAGCTTGACCTAGACCCTCCTTGCGGACTTTTACAGTTGTGTACTTGGTTATGCCGAACATACGCAGGAATGTGTTCCACCAGAATTCTTCGTCATCAATCTCACGATTGAATAAGATAGCCTTCAATACATCAGCAGATCCATTTGCAAGTGTGGTAAACGCAAGAATCCTAGCCATATCCACGGAGGCTTCAGCTACCTTCTTCGGATTCTTCTCAACAATACCATCCATTAGCTTAACGAATACACGCTCCCGCAGGAAGTTGAATTGCTTGATGGTGTAGGACTTTAGGCTGTAGAGTATCCGTGTATTTGGGTTATTTGCATAAGCCTCTGGCATCTCCGTTAGGGATATTGGGGCTACATCAGCTAGCTCGTTGTAAAGTGCTTCAATAACTAGATCGCTCTTTACTCCATTCTGGAGATCAGCAATAGTTTTATATGCATCATTGCCCTGTGTGCGTTTCAATCTAGCTAGGGTCTTCTTGTACCTATTGGTATTCTGACCAGCTTTTGCACCCTTGGTTAGAGTTTTGAAGGCTGCGTTGATATTGGTGTTCTTAGCTAGCCTATCAATGGATGTAATACCAGTTAGCTTGAATACTGTACGAACACTGCTCGCAAAGAAATCTGCCCCTTTGTCGTGTTCAGTTGACACTTGATCTTTAGCTAGACCTAAGTCCTCAATGGTAAATCTCTTTCTCCCCAAGGCGGCTTCAACAGTTGGAATTAGTCCATTCTGAACCATAGTGAAGTAGAAGTCACCCAACTGAGTAAGCGTAGAACCCACATTACCCATCGTTGCTAGGTAACCCATGTTCTTCACTCCCTTCACAAATCCATACTGGCGACCATGCTGACCAAACCTAGCTTGCACCGCTCCCTGTATAACATCTATCTGGTCTTGGCGTAAGCGTCCTTGCTTGGCTAGATTATCCATAACCTCCCCAAGTCTACCAGATACTGGTTCAGCACCCGCAGCTTTTCCAGATGCCGCATCACCAATGAGCTTCTTGGTTTCAATGGCGTTTACCATCTTCTCAATGTAGCTATCAAGTGCTTGTTCTGGATCAGCGTAGTATTTTAGCTGGGGTTCTTCAAGTAGGGATATTTTACGCTCCTTGAGATTGCTGGGAGTATTCAGTCCACCCCTGTACAGCTTGGATCTAGCTAGCTTTTCGTACATCATCTGGCGTTCCGTATCCGAAAGAGTCTGGCCAGTCATCTGCTCGTAGCGTCTAATCTCTTGGTCAACTATCCCAGTTGGCATACCAAAGGAAGTCTTCAGCCCCTCTATGTCCTTCACGAGTCTAGGGAAGTAGTTGTCAATGAAGTTAGCGTCCAGTCCCTGTGCGATGTATTCATTCTTAATAGCATCAAGAACACTGCGAACCTCCCTGTAGTTATCAACCATCCCATACTTTTGCAGTATAGCCATGCCGTCATCAGAGAGTCCACGAATTATTTCTTCTTCTGATGCTGTAGCTGTACGCTTTCTTTGCTCCTTTATCTGACTGCTGGTCAACTGCCAAGTTCCCTTGTTGAACACACTCTTAACATAGGGAGTAGTTCTGTACTTGCTCTTATCCAAAGTTGGATTCCATACGGCAACTGTGCTGAATTCATCCCTCTCTTTTAGAAGTATTCCATCGTATCCAAGTTCTCTTAGAGACTTTGCGGCAGTGGAGTTTTCGTAATTTCTCCATGCCCCAGTCATCAACAGTTTCTTGTTGTCTATTTCATATCCAGATCGCATGGATTTTTCAATCTCATCTGGATACTTCTCCCTCATGTGTCCCACTAACTCGCTAACCATCAATTCATTAGTTGGGTTAAAAACATTCTCCGCATTGAGATAAACAGGAATAACATTTACATCAGTATAAAGACCTATTTTTTGTGCCGATAAGCCAAACTTTTTTCTGATCTCTTGATCAATAACCGCATCGTAATCAATACCAAAAACTTCCTGTATTACATCAATATTTTTGTTTTCAATAGCACGAGCCAATAGATCAGCATTCCTTAGATCTTCTGCATTTCCACTTTCCTTAGCATCCCCTCTAAGAGTCTCCTCATATTCCTTGGTATAGTTAAGCAGGGCTTCGTCTGCTTTATCCATATCCTTAAAAAATTTATTTTTAAATTCTTCAAGTACAGTATCTGGGAATGGGTATTTATCTGAACGACCCTGCTGCTGGGCTGCCATTTGTACAGACAGTTCTGGGTCAGACGAGAAGAACAGCCATCCATGTTCTCCAACTAAGCCCTGTGTAAACTTGGGGTCAAAGGCTTTTATGTCCTCTGTCTTAGTGCCATGGAAGAATACCATTGGTGTTCCGTCTGGATGAACGAGTTCACCCTTGCCAAACCACTCCTTGAATTTGTCAGAACCCCTTACTCTAGGAGTTCTTCCTACTGAGTCCAAGCGAGCCAATAGCTCACCCTCACCTATCTTCCTTGCCCTTAATTGCTTTTTGCTAAT